CCCGCGCGACTGTGCCAACGCAGCAACCCGAGCGCGCCACGGCCACGAGATGCCGCGCGTGGTCCAGTGGTAGACGCTCTTGGTTGTGCGGTTCAGGTCGCGGCCTACGGATGCGCAGCCGCCTAGTGCTGCGATGATGTCGCGGTCAGTCACAAGATCACGTCCGTAAGTTCGTCGTCCACGCGCTCGACCGCATCCATCGCCTCAGCAAGCGCCTTTATAACGTCGTTCGCAGTCTGCTTCTGGCGCAACTGCCACAGGATCTGATAGGCTTCCTCTAGCTCCTTGCTAGCCCATCCCTGCGCGCCCATGCCCCAATCGATCATTCCCCAGCCTCCCCATCATCAGCCTGTGGTACGGTCAACTCCGACTTACGAAATGCAAGCGCATCGCCAAGCTCATCACGGAACGGCGCCATTGCCTTACGCTTCCACACCTGTTCGAGTGCTGCCATGTCGGGAGCCTGCTCTACCAGCGTGCGGGCTGCGTCCAGGGTCAAAGCCTCCGCAGACGGCACCTGACGCTCGACCTCAAGCGGCTGGACCTGATATGCCTTACGGCTGCCGCGCGTGGCTGTGAGGGCCATTTTGATGGGTCCGTCGATGTGCGACATATGCGAAATACGGATGCCGCCCACTTCATCCTTGCCGAAGCGAATTGTCGGATCGCGATACAGCTTCAGCGAGCGCCCCACGTAGGCGTTGGCATCAGGCCCCCATGCATGCACCAAAACGCGGCACATCGACTTTCCTGGGCGATAGGCTTTGTCGCTGCCGTCGAAGTAGATCGAGACAGGCTGCTCCGAGCCATGATGAAACTTAACCTCGCGGATAAGAATAGTCATGGTCTGTCCGATCAAGTCGTCCGCGTTCACTTGCTCGGATTTTGGGACGATAGTATCAAGCATATTCATCGTTCATCTCCTTAAATGTGCTTCCAAATTTTACGAGTCTTAATCATGGATATTAAAGACTGGCTGACACCATAGGCTATACCAATTTGACCAGTGCTTCGGGTGTCAGCGCGAATAGCAATAACATCATTCTCATCTAGCTTTGCCATCTTATGGCCAGAACCTCTTGGTAGGTAACTACCGTCATAAACGGCGGAATGCTTATCGCCCTTAGCAAGAGTTCCGTGTTCGATTTTGTCATTGTTGTTGCCAACTGGGCTATCCCATCGAACATTGTCCGCCTTGTTATTTGCCTTGTCGCCATCGTTGTGGCAGGCGTGCGGCTTGCCCTTGGGCTGTGGGCCGTGGAATGCTTCACACACTAAGCGATGGCCGAGCCGGACTTTCTGCACGCCCTCGTTGTGCATGCTGTAAGCGATGTAACCGTCCGGACGCGCCACCGGCTTCAGGATAACAGCCAGCGTCCTACCGTATGCGTCTGGTTTAACGCGCTTCACGCGACCCAGGTTGGAAACAGCGTAATGAGGGAAACCCACCGCCGTCTTCCAAATCTCTTCTTCGTCATGTATTCCGGTCAAAGCGGCCTCCTTATGCCGTTAGGTGCGAGGCCGGCGTTCCGGGAAGTCCGCCGCCTCGCTACCGATTATGCACGACTTAATTAGAGATAGCAACACTAATTAAGTGGGTATCTGCTAAGCGAACATCTCCTGTTCAATCTTGCGTTCGGTTGGGATGAATTTCTTGGCGGATTCGTTGTATTTCGCCAGCGCATCAGCAATGCGGGCTTCGAATCCGCCAGCAATGTTTATGATGGCCTCGCGCACGACATCATCGGGATAGACCCGCTGCACGTACATCGGCATGCCACCACTGTACGAAACGAAGTCGATCCACTCACGCTCGCTAACCAGCAAGCCAGTCTGCAACTGCATCGCGTATTCCGATGGCACGATGCCCTCTAGGATAGTCTGCATCTGGAACTTCTGGCGGCGGCTCTTGCACTCGATTGCTCCGTCGTCGCCTACTAGCCCATCCGGTGAATAACCCAGCGTGAAGCCCCACCGGTTATTCGTCATGAACGCGATGTCGGTGCTGGTTTCGGCGTAGTTGGCATCATAGACGATGCGCGCCTCGACCTCGTCCGAATGGCCGCGCTCCATGTCGAAGCTGAAGAAATGCGGCTCGACATATTTGTTCACGCGCTGGGCCAGTAGCTCATACAGGTGCGCGCGTTCCTTATCGTTGCTCGCGGCTTTCATCGTCTTTTCCGTGACGATCAGCTTAACCTCGCTGGCCGTCAGAAGCCCGCACCGAGCCTGGAGCCACGCCTCGCTGCCCTGCTCATATTCGGCATGGCAAACGATGTGCGGCTTACCCGGCGGGCTGAATGTGGTGAATGCTGCTGTCATCACAGCCCCCGATTCTTGTCGGCGCAAAACGATTCGTAATGCTGGCGTGTCATACCCTGATAGGTCAGGCTACCATTGCCGCGCTTGTAAATGATGTGGGTCGATGGCCGCGACTTATCAGCTGGGGTCCACATGCGATATCGGACCACCTCGTAAGGGTTAGTCAAGTCCGAAAGTGTCGCGCCTCTAGCTTCCAGCCACGTCATAAAATCGTCGCGACTGAGCTGCTTTATGTTGTGCGGTGCTGTCATATCCGTTCCTCATCTCAGGAACCATAGATTTAGTCGCCATAGCGGCGAATGTCAACGCGGTTTGCGACGCGCTGCGATAAAAGCTATAACAGCGATGCCGAAAGGCGCTTGAAGTCCTAGCTTGCTAGGCTACCCGAGTTGATCGCCGGGTATCGATAGTGGCGGGTTTGGATTGGGCTTTTCTCGGTCGCCCGCCACAATCATAAAAAAAGGGCCGGTTTTACCCAGCCCCTTTATCAATCTCGTCGCTGCCAGTCCTAAGCCGCCCACCTCGCCGCCATCCGCTCCCGCCGCTCCCGAATCTCCGTAACGCGCTCGACCAACTGCGCATCGGTCAGGACGCCGTGGACGTTGCCACAGATCCAGAAGCGGCCACCCTGGGTAGGTACGCGCTCGGCATTGCAGCGGCATACCGGGCGGTAGCCTTCTTTCTGCAAGAACGCCTGCGCCTCACCCTCTGGCGACGTATCACGGCCCGCGCTGATATCCGACACGGCAGTCTTGTAGCGGTCGCGGTTGAACTTTTGGGGTTTCTCAGGTGCCTTACGCTCGAAGTCTACGGCACGGGCGATCTGGCCACGAGCAGGGCGCTTCAGACCCTTGGCAGCAACCCAACGCCGCATTGTCTTGGCACTGACGCCGTAATGCTTGGCCAGGAACGACAGCGGGTTGTCTGTCCACATCTCCACGAAGTCATCGGGGATAGGCTTCATCGGCATGCGACGGCTTTGCGGTGTGCCTTTGCTGAACCGGTTGCGATCGACGGCGTTACAGACACGCTTGCGACCGATGCCCATCTTCTTCGCGATCACGTCGTAGGAGTGACCCTGCTCGACCATCTCTTTAAGGGTGGCCAGCGCTTCCTCAGTCCACGCGCGCTGGTGGACCGACACGCCCGACATACGACGCCACCGCATAATCGTGTGCCTTCCGACGCCGTACATCTCCATCTGTGCGGGAACCGTGTTGTGGAGGTGTTCGCGGAAGTCGGCGGGGAGGGGGTTTTTCAGGGGGGTCACATCTCATCTCCATCTTCACGGCCATAATGAAAACCGCTCTCGTTTTCATAGCCATCGGGAATGAACTTCACGATGAGCGCCGCGATGGCGGCAACCACGCCGATGACGGCGGCAATGTAGAAATAGGGGTTATCGAACATTGGTCATCTCCTTGGCTGGCTTCAGTGAGCGCATCTGGTTGATGAAGGTGTCGTCGGCTTTGGGGAGCAAGCGAAATGCGTTACTGCACCAAGATTCGGCACCATGCGCCTGGGCGGAGTTATTTAGAAGATCAATTCCCACGCCAGCCTCGCCATCATCACTATGCTTTGCATCATACCAATCGACAAACGTAACGCGGTCTATGGTACCTATTTTGACACGAAGCCCCGTGCCTCCAGTGCAGATAACAATATCCCCAACCTTAAATTCATCCGACATCATCCATCTCCATAGCTTCGCGGGCAATCCGATCATTCTCATCCTTGACCCAGTTACGGGCCTTTGCGCGCATCCTGTCACCCTGCGCTCGAACCTTCATCATCTTGGCCACAGCGGCCTCTAGGGGCGCCTGTAGGGGGCCATACGCGACGATATCGCAAAGCTGTGCTCGTAGCTGGTGGTGTGTGCCCTCCTGTATCGTGGCGATGTCTCCAGCGATGCCCAGCACGCGCACTACCACAGGCTTAAAACCGCCCGTGTAGATTGCGTAGTGGTTGGGTTGGGGGGTCATTGGCCGCTGTCCTCATTGAAAAGCCGAGGGACGCTGAAATACTGAACCATGCCACAGCGATCGCATTCACGCTTTTGCGTAAATTCCCAAGCGTCTTCACGCTTCAAACTCTGACGGCGTTCGGGTGCACCCCACCGTGTCCACCTATGCCCGCGCCAGTTATTGCATCCTGTGGTCATGCTTTCCGTCCTCTATCTAGATCCATCTCAGGCATGGGCACGCCGTGTATCCGAGCCACCATCACCAGTGTGTTGCGGTGCATATTAGGCACCCCGTTTTGCCTCCAATAATGGAAAGCCTGACGGCTGATGTTGAAATGTGCCTTGATGCGTGGGAAACCCAGGCGATCAATGGCTGCGGCGTCGGGATGAGTTTGCTTGTCCATGCCTCCTCCTACGCCGTCAGTTTTTTTGACGCAAGGGGCTTGCGTTTATTTTTTCAGAGGCGCATACATCCCCTCACAGACAGCAAGGGAGCCGCTGAGATGACGGATACAGAGATTAGGGCAAGCGCCATAAACGCAGCCAGCAGGTTTGCTGTGCAAAACTTTAAGGGGGGTGGTTACTCGCTAAACCGTCAAGAAGTTTTGATGGTGGCTAAGGTTTACGAGGAATACATTCGGTCGGGAGAAATCCGTTGACCCATACCCACGACTACGACGCCATGACCCGCGCCATCAAGGACGCGCCGCTAACGAAGCAGCTTCGGATTATCCGCGAGATTGTCAGCGCGAAGGATTTTGGGAACTTCACGTGCGACGCCACCAACGCGATTGACTTTGCGCTGGACGATCTTGAGGCGCAGGCGGTTGAGCTGGGCAACGAGGCTGTGGGCGAGAACCACACCGCCGACTTGTTCCGTGCCGCGCCCTATCACGGCTGGCCACTTTAATGACCCCCCGTCAGATCGGCGCCACGGACTACCAGCGCAACCGGACGCGGGCACAGAACCCTTATCGCCTCGCAGGGCCGTCTAGGGCTTCATGGTTTGGGGGTTGGGATGATGCAAAACGAATGGAGATGGTGACATGTTGATATCCACGGCAAAGCACAACCGCATCGTAGCGGAGAAGGATGCGGAGATTGCGGGGTTGATGCACAGATTGACGAGCGTTGGTGTCACCATGAGCCGCGCGACTGTCAGGATCCGTGAATTGAAAAATCGGTGCAACGATCTGTTTCAGGAGTCGCACGACCTCCGCGCCCGCCTAGCCCCCTTCACCAAGATCCGTAACCGTGACGCCAAGGGACGCTTCATCAAGGACACCGTGGCATGAGACTCTTTACCAAGACGCCCACGCCTATGCCAATGAATGACTGGCAGCGGGAACGTTCGCAGGCTCCAATCACGCCTGCTTCCGAACCCTGGTACGTATCCCTCGCCCTGTGGGTGGGAATGATTGCTTTCGTCGCCTGCGTGTATATCATCGCGCAGGCTTATGTTGACGCGCAGGCGTTGGCTAATGCGGTTTAAGGGAGATGATGAGATGAGTGATACGACAGACCCGCAAGCGGTGACGGTTGCGCAGGAGGACCGGAACAACATCTACGCGATCGAGCGCGGTTCGCCGTCATTCACATGGCCCGAGCGTGAGGCAGTGACGGAAGACGCTATTGACGCGGCGTTGGGCGCCTACGTCCCCGGCGGGGCGAGGGTCTATTGCTGGTTGCCGATGGCGGACGGCGACACGATCCACCAGACGGCTCGCGACGTGATGCGCGCGGCAATCGCTGGCCTTGATAAGCACCGCCTCGCCTCTGTATCATCCGCGAGTGCAGAGCCAACAGAGTTCATCGCTCAGCGTATCGATATGATCGGCAAACTGATCGAGCGGCTTGAGGAGCGCCGAACCATCCGCTGGAATGCGCCTGATAAGGATGGCGTGATCCATCAGTTGGTGGATCGCCAGTTTCTCATCGACGCGATCATCTGCCTAGACGCCTACCGTCAATCGCTCGCCGCATCTCCCGAACCTGTACCCGCGACCAATCAGGCGGGAGAGGTGGAGCTAGGGGTGTATGACGCGTTGAAACTGGCGCACGACACGTTGCACGAGACCACGGCGGTATTGCACGCCGATGATTGCGCTAGGGTGGCGGCAGTTATGACGCAGTGTCGTGAAGCGCTTGCTCTGGCAGACCGCCTTCGCACCTATCGTCCTACTGATGAATGGGGTGACGGTGTGCACCACGCAATCTGCACCGAGGCCGCTGACACGATCGCCGCCCTCGCTACCCAGCCCGCAACGTCGCAGGAGGGGGAGGCGGTAGATCGCGTGGCCAAGGCGATTTACGAAGCAGGCGGTTCGCTCGCAGACCAAAACGGCTTCATCGCGTGGGCTGATCTAGACGGGTCAAACGATGCCGAAAACTTCCGCAAGATGGCCCGCGCCGCCATCGCCGCCACCCCGACGCCTCCCACCCTATCGGTGGACTTGCGGGAGGCTGCAAAAACAGCATTGGATGTCGCGGAACAGAGCGGACCGTCGTGGCTTGCCGACATTCTCCGCGCCGCGATCGCCACTCAATCTGCAACTGCGCAGGACGGGGAGCAACGGGAAGCGATTGCGCGGGCTCTGTATCTTCGCCGCCATCCGTCCGACTATTCCTGCAACGATAGCTACCAGTGGAGTTTGGCGAAGACAGGCGGCTATCCCGATGTTCAAAGCTGTTACGACGATGCAACCGCCATCCTCGCCGCCCTCGCCCTCGCACAGGTGAAGGCATCATGAGCGGGGCTGTCGGAGGGATGGCGCTTCTGCCGTGTCCGTTCTGTGGTGGTGATCCAATCACCGAAGTATCAGGCACGTCCAATGATGGCATGATGATCTCTTGCATGAACTCGAAATGCGTGGGCCCGCATTGCAGCTATATTCCCCCATCCGCTGCCATCGCCGCTTGGAACACCCGCACCACACCCCCAGCGCGGTCCTATGCGGATGAAGCAGGGGTTTTACAGATGGATAGGGAGGCATTCGCGCGGTTGGAAGACCACGAGCCCGGCAGCATGGGTTGGCGCATGATAACCGAGCCTACTCGCGGCGACTGTGTAGGAGTCCAAGCCTTCGCTGCTCATCGTCGCGCCGCCATCCGCCTCTTGTCGCAGGAACCCCGAACATGAAAACCCTCCTAACCTACAAGGGCATAAAATACCTGTGCATCGCGGCGGCACTGCCAACGACGGCTGTGGTGACACATAAGAGCCACAAGCAGATAAACCGGGTTGTGGAGCGGATACACCCTAAACCGGCCCGTAAGTACGTTGCGGAGGTCCGTAAGCCTATCCCGGCCACAGACCTCCCCATTGCAGCCATCGCAACCGCTGAGTGCGCCCCTGGAGGCGGTGGTTTTGCGGGCGGTGGCGGGCCGGGTGGGTTTATTGGCGTGGGGGGCGGCAACATTGGCGGCGTAGGAGCCTTACCGCCGGTCGGCACGCCTGTAACCGTCAGTCCCGTTCCAGAGCCCTCCAAGTGGGCGCTGATGATTTTTGGGTTTGGCGGTATTGGTGGTGTTATGCGGAGGAGGAAGCTGTGAGCCTGCCTTGCGAGCAATGCGCCCATATCCCAACGTATCACCACGCGGAGGCTCTTCAGGCGCCTTATCGGGGGCTATTTCAGGCCATAGTGGCACGGATCCACGATATGTCCCCCGACATGCCCGTATATAAACGAGACTTGGACCGCTGGATTGCTGAGATATGGGAGGAGCAGCCGGACGCTAAGGCTGCGTTTGCTTTGAATACGACGTTGCTGGGTAGAGAGCAGGAGGTATCTTAGGGCTTGCTAACACCTTTTGACCAATCGCGGATCCAGCCAAGCGCGGACCGGCACGACTGCCCGGACTCCGCAAGGTCTACAATAAATCGTGACACGGACGCATCGGTCGCAATGGCTGGTGCGTCCGGTTCTGCTTTACAGGTCAGGCGTTCAGCGGGCGGGACTTTAATTACGACGACCGGCTGCTTGTTGCTTGCGCATGCGGTCGAGAACAGCAGAGGTGCCAGGGCCAACGCTGTTAGTGTTGCTCTTTGTGTCGGACCCATACCGTAGCTCCTGCTGGTCATTGGCGAACGCGTCATCGCGCTCCATCTGGTTTGCGGTTGCCGCGCTGCTCGCATTGATGACGAGGTTCGCCGCTTCGATCGTCACATCTTTCTGGTTAAGCGAGACCGCTTCCTCTTTACCCGTCGCGATCCACTCACGAAACATCGCCACAGCAGCCCAGCACAGCAGCAGGACAATCGCAGCCGCTGCAATCCACGCGGCTATGCGCGCGAACCGCTGGGGCACGCCTGCGCGGAGGACTAGGGGGATGATTAGGCCGATCATGGCTGCTGCTCCGTTGGTACGGGCTGGTCAGACTCATTTACCACTCGCACGTCCTGGGCGCCTGGGGGTGTGGAGTTTTGCGCCGCTGTAATCGCCTTGAAGGCTTCACCAGTGTTGCGGGTAGCCTCTTCGTCGGCGGCTGACTGGCGAAACAGCAAAGCGCCGATCGTGCCCAGCAGCGTACCGAATGCGGCGGTCGACTTGTCAGCCACCGCCAGCAGGCCGTCGGGAAGCGACACGCCAAGCTGCCATGACGCCGCCATGGGCATGACGGAGACAATCAGCATGGCGAATACCACGATGATGAAGGCTAGGAACTGCTGTGTTTTGCCGGTCATGGTTCAAACCTCCGGACTCGATTAGTCTTCCATGCCTCTTGCAGGCAGCATTGTGTTATCATCTGCACCAGATAGGCCTCTGCTTCCCGGCCAGGTCTATCCTCGCCAATACCGTCCCAAAGCTCCTGCGCGACGTGTACGGCCTCATGGGCGATCAGTGCCGCCACCATCTCGCGAGACTTACCCTTGGATTTAGCAAGCGTGATGATGCAGGTTCGTGAGCCATCCTTCTCAAAGGCATGGCATGTCGCGTTAGCGCCAGGATTTACGAAGTTGATACCCTCCATATTCATCCGTTCCATCTCCTTCGCAAAGGCGATGGGGTCATCGCTGAAGCCGACATAGATCGGCCATGGCCCCATGTTGAAATAAGGGATGTGCGGCTCGTCGTTCATCGTGCCCAACTTCCTGTTTTCTTGTTAAGCCACGTCAGGAACTCGCCCACGGTTTTACCGCGCAGGATCGAAGGGTTGGCATCGGTCGGACCCTTGCCAGCGATAAGATCCGCACGATCTTTTACGTCGGCACCGATCACCTTGACGGCCATACCAGCGCCAAAGAAGTGCGCAGCGTAGAGCGATGCCTTGTTGATCGGGATGCCCTTCGACTTCAGATATGCGGCGTTCTTCTCGGTGAAGGTCTTGGCGCGTGCCAACTGCTCCGCATAGGACGGCTTGAGGCCACCGAAGGCTTGCGAGGCATCGTTGCCCCACTGCCCGCCTTCGCCTATCCATGTAGCCTTCAGGAACTGGTATAGCCCTGAACCGCTGGATGTTGCAGCCTTGACGTAGGGACGGTCCGCGCTTTCAATCTTGGACAGCATCGGCCAGTAGTCGTCGGGAATTTCAGATGCCTTGGGCTTATCCGCTACGGCGCTGGGAATCCCGAATGAATCTGCAAGGGCATCAATCACCTGTACATGGCTAGGCAAAAACCGACCATCTGGTGCGAAGGGTCGGATTGCTGCGAATAGTTCCAGACGAGTCATTTTTACACGTCCTTAATGTGGTCAAGGTTAGAAACCAGATCGCCAAAAGGATCGTCTTCATGCGTCGCGCGGGCAATCATCTGACGAGCCTGCCTAATGACAACGTTGCCCTCGTCTTGTCGCTCTAGTTCAGCACTGACCATGCCAAAGGCCGCGACAAGGTAGCTCATCTGCAACTGCGATTTGACCCGCGCTGTGCGCTCGACAGAAACTTCCTGCGCGCGATCCTTGCGCTCATTAACGATGTCGTTCTCAAGACCCTCAACTCGGGCCATAAGCCGGTCAATGTCGTCTTTTCGCTGACCAATACCAAGAACCCGCCACTTTGGCAGGAACGCAAGCACGGCTAGGGAGACAACTACCACGAGGGACCAAACCCCTTTTGCGATCGTGCCTCCAGCTTCGGTTTTGAGGGCGCCCGTGGCATCCACAGCAGCCGTTACAATATTTTCAGGAGTCATGAACGCAACATCCTAAGAACGCGATCGATCAAAGCGGGCATTGCCAGCCTCAACAGATGATGGGCTGCGAGCAAACATCCCGCTACGATGAGCAAGTTCATAGATGCCCCAGACGGCAACCACCGCGAGCTGCGCCCATGACGCCCATTTCAGGAAATAGTAACCGTAGTAGAGGCCGGCTGCGCTGTTTAAGTAAAGCCCTCGCGCTGCATGGCAAATGAGTTGGGCCGCGTAAATGGTGCCAACCATGCCCTGCCATATGTTTGGCTTGCCGAAGAATGCCAGAACGATAAACGCGGACAGATAATCCACGGCGAAAAACCATGTCCACGGATACGCGTCTCCGGTCTGCTGCACTACTGCCGTGCACAGAGCCCAATTGACGAGCAGGATTGCAGCCGTTCCTGCTATGCGAACATCGCGTGCTATCGCGGAAAGTCCGACCAGAGCGATTAAAGAGGCAAAGAACGGCCACATAAAGTCAGTTACCCGGCACTGGTGGCGGCGGTCCATTGTTCCCGCTGCGCTGGGTCCGCGCTGGCGACGGCTTCGGCTTGGGCGCCGGTTTCGGCTTATTCGGTTTGTCGGCCATGGTAGTGTACTCCGTTTATGAACTAGCGAACATTAGCATCACAAGCCAATTAAATCCATGCTCCAGTCTACCGTCGAAGTGTCCAACGCCTGATTTGCACCAGCGCCATCTTTCGCCTGGATAGTGAACCCGGTGCCAGCGTTGCGACTGACGCTGTAGGATGCCGCGACCGTTCCGCCATCAGCGTATCTCTGGACCAGAACCCGACTAGAAGTGCGGGTAAGCGGTTCAGCAATAACAACCTGTCCACCCACCAGAGTTGCCCGACCACGCGCTACGTTGCGGGCTTGCACGGCGATCCCAGACTGCGCCGGAATGATTGCCCGATCGGAATAATTGCTCGGATCCACGGTAACGGTTGTCGAGCCGTTAGAACCTATGAGCTGGACCTCAGTGGACCCGCCGGTATTGCCCGCAAAGGTATTGCCGATAAGTCGCACATTGGTAGCCGTAGAAGGTGCGCAGAACACGGTAGGCCCGCGAAGGTTGCGGAACACGTTGCCGGAAACCACGGCGTCCATGTTGGAAACCTCAAGACCACCAGCAGTCGTCGACTGATCGTAAACGCCCTCGCTGCGGTTTCCGTCCACCTTGTTCCCGGTAAAGGCAAGTTTAATGCCCAAGCCGCCGCCGTAAGAGAGCGCCAGACCCTTGAGGTTGCGGAAGTTATTTTCGGAAACGATAAGGTCTGCGGCGGGGCAATTGTTAAGGAAAACACCGCCTAGATGGCTTTCAAACTGGCCATTGGCCACGACAAGATTATTCGTAAACTGAATGTTGCGAATGTTGTTTCCTGCAACCTCCAGCGACGACACCTCCGCAAACTGAATAAGATTTCCGGTAATCAACAAATCAGCCGCACCATCACGAACACGGATTGCGTTTACTGGATTAAAGAACTTGTTGAGCGTGCAGATGATGCCGTGGCACTTGAATGGGGAGGTCGCGATAAAATCGATCCCCGTCAAACCGCCGTCAATGATGCAGTCAACGATCTTGCCATCCGTGCCGCCCGCGCGAATACCAATGCCTGCTTCGGTAATCATGCAACTGATGATCTTCCAGCTATCAGGGGAGGATGCATCGAACACAGGAAAACTTGCAGCACCGCCGTAGGTGAGAATGTTCTGGACGGTGACACCGTATCCGCCAAGATCCACACCCCCAGCGGCCTGACCAAGCTTGAAAGCCGTACCAGGGTTACCCTGAAGGTCGATAACAACGCCGGAATATGACTGACCGATAAGAGACTGTGCCCGTCGAACGTAGACAGTGCCATTGATGACATACCGCCCGTTCGGGATAATGACGTTTCGAAAAATGGCGTTGTTGTTGCTGACGTATGGCGCAGTCGCCGCACTGGTAGCTAGATTGAACGCCGCCGTGCAATCGTAGGTCGAAGTGCCTGCGCGAATTGCAGCACGTTCGGCAATGGGAATATACCGCATGACAGACACGGTTTCCGCGTTGATATCTGCCTGCTTCTGATCGGCTGGCTCCAATGAGGACTGTCTAGCGCCAACCAAGGCCGCACCCGTAGGCGCCATGACCTCCGCTAAACCTTCACCATCTGCGCCGGTTTCACCCTGCTCACCCGGAGGCCCCGGATCCCCCTTCGTCGAATTCATCGCAACGTCGCGAACCTGATACAATCGCGACGTGGTGTTCGGTGCGTAGATATCGAGGTGATAGGTGCCGGGTTCTACATATAAGCTAAGATTACCATTTTCATCGGTTTTGGCCATGTTCTCGACGCCAGAGACGACAACAATCGGCGTGCCGTTTTCATCCGACGACAGCGTGACAGTGTTTTGCGTCGTGCGATTGATGACACGGCCAAAATACCCGATTAGGCTATCGCCTGCCGTGTTCGTGATGGCTTCGAAGAAATGGTGCATCACTGGTTACTTTCATTTGAAAGGTAATATTCGACCTGTGCGCTTGCTGTTGTACCAGCGCTGTCCGTACAAGTCACCGTCGCAATGCCGGTTTTTTCTTGGTTGGGACCAAGGCTGAAGAAGATCCGAGTAGTTGCATTGCTAGGCGTTTCAGCAGATGCGCCGCCCACTACCCAAGAATAGGAATACGGTCCGCGCCCACCTACCGGCGTTGCTGTGGCATAGTTAGTGTAGATCGTGCGCGTGGTGGGCTTGGGCGTTACCGCGATCCCCGAGACATAGGCCGGAGACACATTAAGCGACAGCGGCGGGATAAACGACGCGGCCTCTCGCCAAGTCCCGCTGCGATACACCTCGCCACGGGTTATAACGCGGGGAGCGCCGCCAATCGTGACTTCGCCCCGCCTGACTGTCCGCCACGCTCCAGAGATAAAAGCATCCATTAGACGTAGTAGAACACAAGCAGGCCTTCAGACCCAGCAGGACGTGCCGAGCCTTCGGGAAGGAAGATCACGCGCCCGTCAGTCTGCGCGGCGCCTGCATGATGCAGATACGCGCCACGGGTCGCGCGGAAGATGTCGCCGGTGAAGGATCCGCCAGTTGTAGGTACGAAGCCACCCGATGCCGGGATGCGGTCGTAAGTGTCGCGACTGACGGCTGCGATATAACGAATTGCATCGTTGATGCCTGTCGGTGAACAGCCCTCGCCTACATTGATCCCGCCGATGGTTACGTTGACAGATGGCGTAGTCGAGAATTCAGTAGCAGATGGCATGTTACTTACTCCTGTATTCTGCTATACCATGCCTCATGAGTTGGGGCATCATATTAGGTATTATGCTGAAAGGCATTATCTTCGAGGCTTGGCATCAATGGAAGGTCCGCTCATTGCGGCGCTCCCAGATAATTAGCCCCGGATGCGAGCATTGGTGCGCCGAAAAGTCCGCCAATGCGCGCCCTGTTCGCTATACCGTTACCAGCGCGGATAAGCATGTCAGGACGATCGAGCAAACCAGCCGTTAGAGCGCGCTGGACAGGCTTAGTGCCGCCAGCCGCCAACAGGCCCGCCAAAGCCAAAGCACGGCCCACGCCAGTCGTTGCACCTTCCTTGCCCCCACCGGCATAACCAGTACCGCCAGCAGCGCCCAAGCCGAGCGTGCCGACTGCACCTTGCATAGCCAAACGCTGGCTAGTGCCACTGTCGGCAGTCTTACTCGGCAGGATCTTTTGAGCAGCCGTAGCAAGGTCGTAAAACGGGCGATTACGAGTTGCGCCATCGCCGGTCAGGAAGTTGGCAGACTTGCGCGAAGCCATGTTTAGCTGCGCAGGCGTAACAACTCCATCCTGATTAACCGCGCGACCGACAGCATCCTCAATTGTCTTGAGATTGGTCTGGACAGCGTTGGCCTGTGCCAGATCATTCGAGAACCCCGGAACCTGACGGTCGAACATGCCCGTGATGGCATTCTCCGCACCCTTCACAGCCTGCCCGGTGCGATAGCCCAACGGGTCTTCCTCACGTGCGCGGCGCAAGCCCTTCAGCTCGCGAATTGCGGCTTGTGCGTTTTCGCCGCTCATCACGCCGTTGTTGAAGTATCCCGGAACCGCTGCGCCGATTTCACCCTGCACCATAGGTCCGGTGTTCGGGATCGATCCAGCCGCGCCAAGCGACTGATTATAGTCGGCAAGATACTGCGCGTCTTCCATTGCAGAGCGACCGGCAACAGCGTTGTCATAGCCCATCGTGCGGGCAGAGCGAACCGCTTCAACACCATCCGCGCCAATGCCGTTGATCGACACCCCAAGCGGGTTGGTCTGCTGGCGAAGGGGTGCAACGCCGTCATTCATCATGGCGCGATTGAATCCGCGTAGGCTATTGTCGCGGGTGGAGGCCGTAACGCTACCAGCGCCGGGGATGCTGGTGGTCAGGTCTTCAGCCGTCTTAATGGCTGCGCCAAGTGGACCGGACTGACTGAGCGACTGGCCCACCGTCATTGGTACGCCCTTTTGGCGAAGCAACTGCACATCTGCGTTGCGAATGCCACCGACAATGCCAGCGCCCGTGCGGAAAGCCTGACGCCCCGCCATGCCTCCGACAAGGCTACCAGTGCCTCCAAGTGCTGCACCAAGCAAACGGCTTTGATCGGGACCGTCCGCCGATCCCGCACCATATGCAGCACCGTAAAGAGCGTCACCGCCACGGGCTACGGCGGGAGCCGCCTTCATCACACCGTTAACGGCACGAGGGGCAAGGGCGGCAATGCCAGCGCGAGCACCCAAAGCGCCAAGGCCAAGTTCGGTCGCGCCAGCAGCCAGGGCGCCACCGGTTGCCGTGCCAGCCAGCGACGCACCGGGATACTGTTGACGGGCGTATTCCATTGCCAACCCGGACTGTCCGCCTGCGATGTTATCGAGCGTTCCAGCGGTCAGGGCATCGGCAGCGCTGATAGCGTAGGCGCCACCAGCAGAGTCCGCCAACCCGCCCATTGCTCGCCCGACCGCGCCTCGCGTGTCATCAGCAGCAGGAGGGGCGAAGTTAATTCTACCGCCCTTCTGGATTGCCTCAATCGTGCTGGGATCCGAAAAAGTCTGAAACCCATTATCCGCAAGCATGCGGTTGAGTTCCTGCACTCGAGCGCCCTTAGTGTAAGCTTGTGACAGCCGCTTGGCCATCGCCACGCCTGCTGCGCTGGCAAAGTTACCCCCACCGGAGCCACCAGACGGAGCGCCCGCGACGGCGCCAACGTCGTAGCCAGCAGGCCCTTGCGGGGTCTGTCCGGGAGGTGTGGTGCCAGCACCGGGTACGGTCATAGCGCCCTGCATCTGTTGATTGCCCTGCGCGGGGTCAGTATCAATCGACGCCTGCCAGTTGACAGGCTGCTGGCCAAGTGCCCGCATTTCTTCGTCAACACGCGCACGGATGCCACGCAACTGCTCGTCAACGGCAACGTCACGTGTGGAGGCGCTAGGAAGGTTAGCGCGGTCGAACATCATCGCGTCACGGTCGGAAACCGTTCCAGTACCGGGAACACGGAAAGCCGCTAGCCCCTGCTGCGACAATGCGGCGCCCGACACGTCAAATCGCGCATTGGCGTCAGTAGGCAAATAATCCTGAAGACCGCTAGGGAAGCCCTTGGTCGTGCCAATCCCAGTGTTATAAAGCGACTGCGTGCGGTTGATCGCGCCTGCAAGCTGCTTCAAGCGTGAAAGTCTGTCCGTCTGAGTCTGCTTGGCTTCAGCCGGGTTGGATAGCTCCTTTTCCTTCTTGGCATTGTCCAATCGAATAGAGCGCAGTTCTTCTTGGCTCAACTGTGGAGCGTTCTGCATCTTAACAGCGTCCATAGCAATCTGCTGTGCGGTTCGCTGGTTGCCTAGCTGCGCGCCGCCAAGATCCACCGCCTGCCGTTGTGCCTGCACTGGGTTAGGCGCGACTACGCCTTCACCATCTTGGGGCGCCGCCTGCGCCAACGAAACAGGATTGCCCGCCTCGTCGATGTTCCAGATGTTACCGGCTTCGTCGCGTGCCTGCTGCTGTGCCATTATACCCCCATGCGCCGAAGAATGTTGTCGGCGTAAGAATTCGTTTTTGGACCCCAGAGACGCCGGTTCGGGCCTCCGTGGTATCGCATTAGCCCATCGCGGACATTGCCGGTAGCGTTCAGGGATTCCTCAAGATACCCCTGACCAAGCGCCTTCTGGTATGCCGCCGCCGCCTCGGATTTGCCCGACATAAGATCCGGCCTCCAGGGAACGCCAAGCTTCTTCGCGACACCCTGCGCTGTAGCGGGTAGCATTTGGGTCATGCCCTGCGCCTGTCCGTACTGCGTCTGAGGGCCAGAAATGCCAACGCGTCCGCCGCTTTCCTGCTGGATCAAGTGCGGCAGGATATCAGCGGACTGGAAAGGTACGCGCCCCTTGCGAGGGCGCACCTCCGCCCAACGGAGTAAGCTTGCCAACCGGTGCAGCCGGGGCCGCGCCCATGCCGGGTGCAGGAGGCTGAACCCAGCGACCGCCGCCAGCGCCGTCCGACACGAAGTTAGGTGCGGGCGATGCGAGTGTTTGCGCGCGCTGCATGTAGAGCGCACGCGCCTGTGGGGACGTTGGATCAATGCCAGCGTTGCGTAGTGTGGACGTAAACGCGTCGTCCTTGGCTGCTGTCGGGTGCGCGGCTTCGTACTGCTGCTTGCGTTCCCAATCCGTGTATTCGTCCGCCCGCTGCTGCTGGTACTGTGCCGCCTGACGCTGTGCCTCCTGCTGCGCCTGCAAACCGGGCAAAAACGTGCCGCGCCCTCCGCTCCAGTTCTGGAGCGCGTCACCGATGGAGCCCGCAATCATGCGTCCGGTCGACGGGCGCTTGTAGGCTTCTACGGCGGGTGCGGGCATCGGCTGCGCTAGTGGCGCTTCCGTCAGCATGGGAGCCCCGAACAAGCCGCGTTGCGTCGTGCCCATCATTACTTAAAGCCCCCGCCTGCCCATGCACTAAGCGCCGAACCGCCAAGCTGTGCAGCCAACTGACCAAGGCCCATATTCTGCGTCTGTGTAGAATTTGTATAAGACCCAAGGAGTCCACCAATCGACGACCCGGCCCCTGCCGCTGCTTGTACGGGCGCCTGCTGAGACTGGAGGATGCTCTGGATAACCGAAAGCGGCTGGTACTGTGCGGCAGAGATACCGCCCGCCGCCGATGCAGCCGAGTCCATCCGGTTACGCTCGTTCGTGTAATCCGTATAGCGCAGGTTGTTTTCGTTCTTGGCAAGATTGCTGGAGATGATGTCCCCAAATGCCGAGCCACCAGTCAGGCCCCGCGTACCCAGCGACGACGCAAGGCCATTGCGCACGCCTGCGTTAGTCTGGTCGATCTGTCCCTGTAGGTAAGGGTTGCCCGCGTCCAGATACTTGCCCGACGTGACGTCCTGATTATACTGCATGGCGGACTGAACGCCGGGATTTCCCGAGTTATATTGCTCCATCAACCCCGGAACCGCGCTCGCCAGAGAGTTAGCCGTCGCCGTAATGCCCGGCTGTGCAGCGTTATAGGCGCTGGTGACGTTGTTGGCGGCGCCCTCTACCTGAGCCGAATACACGGGCTTAGTGGATGACTTAGACTTACTTTTCATTCTTTAGCTCCAGAATCACAAGTCCGTCCTCGACACCGCAAAACGTCCAGTGGGGCAACAGCCGAAGCCAGCCCTTTCGTCCCCACAGTCTAAGACATTTCACGTCAATATGAAAGGGCGATGTAAGCACCGCGCGTTCCAATTCAGCCAACGCCTGCCGCGTCATCTTGCCGCCGCCTAAACGAATGTCGCAAACGCCGTCTTCGTCTACTTCGCTGGTCACGGTCATTTCGCCAGCGTGCCAAAGCATTGCGTGGCCGGTGGCTAGTTTATGCTCAAGATCCGACAACGAATAGCCCGCGCGAGCGGCTGCTGGTGTCAAGCGAGCGCGGTCTTCAAAGGATAAGATCAAGGCACGTTCTGCCACGTTTCGCCATCCCACCATTGCAGCACGCCCGCAAGAAAACGGACCTCGCCTATCTTGGGATTCTGAAGTTCGTTGATACCGTTCGCCACAAGACGCGGCCAATCTTGCCGCCTCCCATCTACTGGAATAGGCTTTCTCATCGCCCACCCGCCTCGCTATATTCAACGTCCGCGCCCTGTACGTAGCTCCACCGCACCCCAGCCGCCACAATCATAGACACGGCCATATATTTCCCCCGAGCGCGGATAGGCACGCGACCCGAAGGTTGCATGCCCGACTCCGTAACGATCCCCAGCGCGTCCCCCATGCGCTGCCGTGCGTCGATGCGGATAGTCACGCCGGTAGTGGCATCCGACATAGGCGTAACGGACCGCACACGCGCCACCATAGGGTCAGCCAGAGCCGTCCACCCAAGCGTCAACGTAGCCTGAAGGTTAGGCCCAGACAGCGCGCCAATGCGGTTTTCACGGTCCACAACGTACAAGCGCGGATCCCCGCCCTGAAACCGGGGGTCGTCGAGCGAATACGGCATGGTATCAAGGTCGGGATACAGTATCGCGACTTCCTCCAGCGATACACTGCTCTCATAGCCTGCGAACAAGCCGGAAAACGGGATTTCAATGGTGGAAGCGCGGTCTAGCACCCAATTATAGACCCAGATGCGCCCTGGTACGCCAGGAACGCCCCACATCACCAGCGAGCGCTTCGGATCTATCGCGCTCCAGATCTTTTCGTAATCCTCAGTCGCCACGGAATCACGGAACGTCTGGTCGAACTTCTCATTGCCTAGTGGTTTGAGCGCCTGCCCATCTTCCAGCGCCATGAAGCCACGGTCTGAAAGAAAGAACACGGTGCGGCCTGCCTGTGATATGCTACCCGAGGACGCGCAACCGAAGTTAGGCGTGATTTCTGAGAATGAGAATGGGGCTGTGGCATCTCCGGTCCTCTCCATACGCACCAAGCGGAACCGCTGGAGGATAACACCGTATTCCCCGCCCGCAATGCCCTTGATTTCGCCGCCAGTAAGCATCGGCTGGAACCCGGCTTGGTCAACACCCGGCGTCCATTTCGTGTGATCGTTGAAGCCTGACCACGACACCAGCAGCTTGTCGCCACCGGACTGCGTGATGACCACGTAATCCCCGACGACCGCCACACCGTTAGCGCTAGGGCATCCGGTTAGCGTGGAAGCCGTGCCAGCGTTTAGATCGACCTGCTTCGTCTCGACTGCGTTGACCGCCACCACGAAATTGCCGAACTGCGTGAACCGCCAGCGATCGGTGATGGACATGTCGACCAGCAGATCGTCCCATGCGCCACCGGAGTAGCGATGCAAGCCGTTTGCAGACCCCGCCAGAAGAAATGCCGTGCCGTCCGTAGAGATGGCCGCAAAACCACCCTTGAACGTAGCAGGGAGCGGGTCGGATATGGATGCGAGCGAGCGAACCGGTCGATACCCGTCTGCTGCTGGCAGGACGTTGATAGCTGCCGTGAGAACGCCACGGGGGAGCTGGTCGGGAAGGTACGGCGGAAAGGGTAGGCGCTTGGTTGACATGGTAGCCTAACTATTGCAGATTGCGAGGGCTGCGGGCGTCCTGCACCCTGCCGATACCCACCAGATCGGCGTTGCTCTGTAATATATCAGAGCCGCCCGCAGCATCAAACCCTAGTCCCACCCATCTGCCGCAACCCCGTAGGAATCAACGGAGCGGCACCCCAGCGCGTGGAATTGGCGTTGCGCTGGATGCTGTCCGTCAACGTCGCCACCTCCTGCGCAGCCTGCGCCATCCCGTCAGCATCACGCTCGCGACGCGCCAGATGATACAACACGCCAGCGACATACAGATCCGGGTGCTTACGAAGGAGCCAGTTGGACACCGTAGCATCCGACAGACCGGGCACGCGCTGATAATAGACCATCTCGACCGTAACGTTGCCCACCGGACCGACACGCAACATCCGTCCCTCGATAGCAAACGCGCGGGGACAACCCATCACACCACCATAAGCCGATAACATCCCAGCCGGGGACATGGACGCCAGCGCACGGTCGGGCTGCGACTCCACAAAGATAAACCGCATCTCGTGGAAATCTTCGGGCAACTGCGTCAGTTCCGACGTAATGTCGAACACTAGCCGCGTTTCCATGTCGGGCGTCCGCAGAGTGCGGTTGAACTCTGCCTCAGCCTTACGCAATGCTCGGTCAATCGCTTCCTGCGAATAGTCCGCATCGTCCATCATGTCGCGGATTTCGTCGACCAACTCCGAATAGTTGGAGATGGCGCCAGGTGCGTAAGTTGGGATTGCGATAGACATAGTTTTAGCGTCCTAACAGTTGCTCAGTATAGCTGTTAGTCTGTGCAGTGGCAAACGTGCCTTTTAGCGGCTCGATCTTAAACGCATACTTTTCAGGCCAAGCGCGACCGCCGCCCCAAGCAGTAGTGCCTAGGATCACGTCGCTGTTAGCCTTGACCGCAGCCATCATTGCAGCACCGACAGCCGCGCAGGAAGCGGGAATGCCACTGTGGCGGGCAAAAGCGAATTCAGTAAAGTACGCCTTCATGTTGTATTTGCGCAGCGAAGCGGCCCAGGCGCCGATACCCGCATCGCCAGTGGCCACGCAAACCGACAGCGCGCCTTTTGAATCCTTGTCTAGATAGCGATGGCCACTGAAATAGGTCTTATTCAAAGGGTCGTTAATGCCGCCCACGCGTGAGATTGCATCACCCATGCCTTCAGCCGGGAACTGCACTCCCTTGAACTTCAGGAAACGAAACGTCGCGTTGTATCCCGGCGAACCAAACAAGATCGAATTGATGATGCCATTCGCCCGGAACAGCGCGACGGTCTCCTTGGTGTCCTGCGCCGAAACCATCCACGGGTTTGAGCCAAGGGGATAGCCCTTGTAGGGCTCATTGGACAATTCGATCAGTGTATCAGGCGAGAATGAGGGCAGGATCGGACGCCAGAACGTCCAGGCATCCGCAGCTGAGTGCCGCGTGTAATCGTGCCGGTCTAGGATGACTTGTGCGCCCTTGCTCTGTGCATAGGCCACAATGGCAGCGATCTTGACGAGGTTGTCGCCGCGCAGATGGTTGTCCTGCACGGGCAGGCGGATCAGGGTGAAGCCCTTAGCGATGTAGGTGTCGATATCCGCTTGGGTCGGGCACAGTGACGTACCAGCCGCGAACTCGCAGCCCGACAGATTGACGCCGTATCGCAGGGCGTTCGGACGGGCAGGCGCACCGACGACGGCATACACATAGCCGTTGCCCGGTTCGAATCCAACTAGCCGCAACCCATCTGCCGTGATCTGGAACCCGTTGTCGCCAGCAGGGCGCGTGCGGTCGATCCAGACGGGGTAGCGACGGGTTAGAACGCCATCAGCGGTTGTGTTCTCGACCAGCGCCTTGTTGGTGACCAGGGTGTCACCATCTTTGACCGCGATCGTGGGGGCGGGAGTGCCCCCAACGATGCGGATTTGGTCTGCCGCCGCCGAAGCGGGAAGTAGCAGCGCGAGGATAGTTAGAATGATCTTGCTCATTATGCTGCTGCCCATGTTGCGAGGATCATTGCACCGCCAGCCGAACCGGTGTTTTCGATCACAGTGGGCGACGCCGCGTTTGCAAGGCCGGTCCACGTAGACGGCGAGCCCGCGAGGTTCGAAAGGCTAACCGTTACGCCGGGAACTGCGGTCGCATTATCAGTCCCGCTCTCAGCCGCCGACGTGACAACGGTCGAACTGGACGAGGAAACAATTGCCCCACCAAGAACAACACCCTTTGCCAGCTTATCAATTGTCGTCGACATGCCAACGTCATTCTTTGCGGAGGCAACCGACACTTGCGTCGGGGTCACAGACGCCGTGTTATAGATCGGGAAAATCGTAAGACCTTCGCGAACCCAAGGACCATTCGTCACCGTAACCGCAACATCAGCAGTCGTACCAGTTGGAACAGTGGCGACAAACATTACCAGCGTCGTTTCAGCAGGGCTATCAAAGGTCGAGCGGCTGATACCTGCCTGGGTCATGGTAATGGCGGACCCGCCTGCTGGCGTAAGGGTGACACCAATCGTAGGCGAGGTTGCCGCTGCACGACCACCGACGAACAAGACGATGCGACGGGTTGCCGCAGCCGTACCGATATCAAGCCCGGTATGGCTGTAGCTTGCTTGGTTGTTGGGGCTCGATGCGACAGAGCGGGTGCCATACGTAGCCGGATCACCACTTGGTGGCGTGACCTCAGCAGCTACAGTGATCGTTGCCGTACTTGTGCGCGGGCTGTTGGTTGCGCCTGTAAGCGTCTCAGTTAGCGTAACCGTCTTGCTGCCCGATGTCGTGAAGGTGCCGGAAACAGTGGTGCCCGATACGGTCAGCGTAGCGCCGTCAGACGAGGTTGCCGTGATAGTCGAACCGGTTGTCTTGCCCGTGATCGTTGCCGTCCACGCGCTATTCTGGGTTGCCGACGTAGGCGAAACCGTCAGATTGCTAAGTGTGGGCGAGACAGGCACGCCACCAGTATCAGCAACTCGCACAATCATTTTCTGGATCGTTTCAGTAACCGATGTGGTGCCGGTGCTGACAAAGCCGATGAACGGGTAATACCGCTTCGTCTTATCGAGCAATGCAGGATAGTTGATCGTATTAGTCTTGATCGGCTCGCCTTCCGCGCCCTCTTCAAGCACGAAAGCCTCGTTGGACTTCGGGAACCAGCGGATGCCCTTGTGCTTCGGCCCGATCGTCTGCCCCGTACCAGCGCCATAACCGATGCCGAACACATAATCGGAAGCGCGACCGGTTACGGTTCCCGCGACCAGTGACGAGTAAGACAACGTGCCCGCCGTGCCTTCACCATTCGACAGATAGAACGCATCTGTCATGGCGCTACGGGCAGTCTTGCTGGTCGCGAACCCGATGTAAGGGATGCGCGCAGCCGTGGACGGTCCCGCCGTGGTGCGGAAATCGTCTAGGAAAATGTCAACGTAGTCCGTCGTCGTCGGGTCAAAGCCGTCGTTCTCGAACAAGAAATACGCGTCGTTGGGAGCCAGGGTCAGCGCTGCGCCCGACGCGCTGTAAGACACAGCCGGGGCGCCCGTCGTAACCGCCGTAAAGCCGGACGGGGTAGCCGTCGCGGTCTGGAAATTGACCTGCTTGGTCGCGAACGTAGCAGGAATTGCTGGCGTCAGGGCATCGAACCACGTGTTCGAAGGGCTGCGCAGTGGCGACGTAGCGAGCGCGGCGACCTTCGTATTCGTGCTGTCTGCGGCTTCATAGATGAACCCCCGCTTGTTACCGAACACGAACGTTTCACCGCGCGATACTTCACCAGCGTCTATGCCGGTGCCGCGCGCGATGACAAGCTGCGGCTGACCGAGCATGGTGCGGCCATCATCACCGACGAGCACTTCATACATGTTACCTGGACGTGCAGCCGCGCCAGCCCCGCGCTGCGCGGCTTCAGTGAGAAAGGCCCAGCCCTGTCGTGTTTGACGGATCGATCCCCAATCCATGTTGATAAATGCGAACGACAGCCAGTTTCCGACGCTGCCGAGTGCGTTGCGGCCCATGATCTTGCCGAAAGTCTGCACCAAGCGCCACGTGCCGGTTTCAGGATTATCGGTTGCCCAAAGTGCGAGAGTGGAACGCTGCCCACCGCCATGAAGCGACCACCCGGCGTACAATGCCTTTACGCCGGTGCTGGGGTCGATGATGCCGGGGAACGGGTTAGCGCCGGCTGTAAAGTATCCTGTGTGGCCATCGGTGTAAGTGGTCGGAATGAGAAGCGGCACAGCCTGCGAGGTGAAGTTAAAACCATCCGACGTGATCGATCGGACGGTGCCCTGGTTCGCAGCCAGAGGAATGTCCGTCATCTGGAAGTGGACGATCCACTTACCATTGTACGGGATGATGGAAGGGGTTTCCATCTGATAGCCCGATCCGACAGCCTGCGGCCCGATATAGATAGGGTTTGCCGCGGGAAGATTCGACAAATGCGACAGCCAGTCAGTATTTGCCTTGGCATCGTCGTAGGTCCGCCAGTTGGCAGGAACGGTTGGATCGCCGTTGACCAGAGCCACAAAAATGCCGCTGTCGCTTCCGCCGTGATCCGGCGAATAGTAGCTCATCTTCAGATCGGGATAGGCCGGGTTCGGAATCAACAACGGGCGTGGCTTGTTGGGCCAATATACGCCGTTGCCGTTGTATGCGTTCTTCGTGAGTGAGTAGGCTGTACCCGTCTTGGTGAAGTCATACGTCGATCGCAGCGTCGTATTGGCGGGTGAAATCGTCGCCTCCTCGGCGCCGTCAAGAGTCGCGCCGGGAGTTGGTGTCGGCGTAGGAGTGGGCGTTGGCGTGGGGGTAGGCGTCGGAGTAACCCCATTACCCGGCATCCAGGGCAGTTCAAGAATATCCCCACCCAACCCCGCCAGCGAGCCCCCCAAGCCCCGAACATACATAGTCTGCATGATGTCCGAAGCAATCAGCCCCGTACCCTGCCGCCCGACAAACCGCTCCGTACCGCTATAGACGTCCAGACCGCGCCCGAACGGCACAGGATCGGGCGTTGCAGTGCCCGCGAGGTAGGCCGTGAAGTCAGCAAGCGAGAATTCGACCAGAACGCCGCCCTGAATGGCCCGATACGTCTCGGAACCCGTGCGCGTGGTCAGAACAGACCGCATTGGCCGCGAACGAACGCCCGTAGAAGCCAGAATAGCCACAACCTGGGGCCGCGTGACGTAAAGTGTGCGGCCATCCTTATTCAGGACAAGCAGTTCGCTACCATTGGGAGGGCTAACGGGCTTCACTTGCATAGTTATGTCACCTTGAAAACTGAAAGGGGTATAGCATAGGTCGCGCCAATGCCCAACAACGGTGTGTAGTATCCGATACTTACGTTACCCGCCGATGCAGGGTAGGCGTTGACCACTTCGCAGCCCGTTGTTGGCGCGGCGGTGGGGATGGCGATTAAGATGTCTGTGGCCGCAACGCCCGCCAGTGGGAACGTCTTGCGCTTCATACCTACAGCGAGGGATATCAATAGCGTTTCGGTGACGTTGATGTTGCCTAGGAATACCAAGCGGCCCGTAGTGGGGGCTGGGGTGCCTGCTGGGCCTTGGATGCCCTGGATACCTTGAGTTCCAGTCGCTCCGGTAGCTCCGGTTGCCCCCGTATCACCTTTGACGCCGGTTGCGCCGGTTTCACCCTTTATCCCCTGAATGCCCTGCGGACCCGCTACGGTTGACGCCGCACCAGTTGGGCCAATTTCGCCCTTAGCACCCTGCGAGCCGACATCCCCCTTAGCGCCAGTTGCGCCCGTAGGCCCAGCCGGTCCAATCGGACCCTGCGCGCCTGCATCGCCCATGCCACCCTTGAGAGGATACCCCGGAACTTTCGTACCCATTATGAACCACTGCCATAAATGAGAATGAACCGCGTGCGCTTGCCCTCATACAGCCAACCTCCAGCGCTCGTCAGGATCGGAAACCCCGGCTCGTCGTCAGCTACAGCGGCAACCCACTGAGGCATCTGCGTGCGGCCTAGATATTTCTCACCCGGATGGATGTAGTGCCCGTTTTCCTTGATATTCGGCATATCGCCAGCAGAACCCCGCCAGCCAGCAAACCAGATGTGAAACGGGTTGGGGTTCTGCACGATGAAACTGGTAATTCCCTGTCCATTCATCGGCAGGACCTCTGTAGGGACCGCGACCAAGCCGACAGGGCCGATAATAGGTTTCACGTTAAGGTTGCGGCGGAACGGCTGGATAAGGCTATCGGCCATTACTGCTTAACCCAACCGCTGTCAGACACCACTTCGCCATTGGTGTAGGTAAACGTGCGGATCCATGTGCTACCGTTCTTGACGGTCTGCGTCTGGAGGTTGCCGCTAGGGTCGTAGGTGTTGGTGACGCCCTTATGGACGGGGACAATGCCGCCGCTGGTATCAAGCTCAACAACGGTGGTGTAGATCACGCTGTCATCACCACTGCTGACGATAATACGCCCGCGCTTGTCGATCTGTAGGCGTGACACCATGCCGCTGTCTAAGATTGGCAGCGTTTCGCTGTACTTACCAAACATGTCCATACGCATACCCTCACAAAGAAAGGGCCAGCCCCGAAGGACCGGCCCCGTCAATAGTCGTTACAGCTTCGGTTCGTAGCTCGCCCGAATAGCCGCCTTCAGTGCGTCGCCGTCCGACAGGTCAGCAATACCCGAAACACGCCGAATATACGCAACGGCCTTGAGAGCCGTCACAGGCAGCGCGTCAAGGTCGGCGTCATCAGGAATCTGCTCCTGTGCGGTTGCGATAACCATCGCATCCTTGGCCTTCACCTTCTCCCAGCTTTCGCCGGGGGTGGTGTCGACTTCCTTGCCGTCGACCTTGACCTTCTGGGATTCCCAGATGAACGGCTCGCCAGCCGCATAGATGATGCCACCAGCCTGGACGGCGTGGGGAGCCTTATAGAACTGCGTCATGTTATAGGCTCCTTATGCCGACTGGCGGGCGGCAACGACGCCTGCGGTGATACGCCCGGTCGTGGGCGCGGTGCCAGTGACGGTGTAGAACAGACGAACGTAGCGCTCGTTGGTGCCAGCAGGGAGGCGGCTAGGAAGCAGATACTTCGCCCCCGTCGCGAGCTGTGCCAGCGTGTAAGCCGCCGAAGTCGAGACCGTGGTAGGCGACGTGAACGCTGCGTTGTCGTCTACCTGAACCGAGATGGTCATCGAAGTCAGGTTGTTAAACGACTGCGTAGCGCTGATCGACAGCTCTGCATCCGTGCCGAAGCCGATTTCACGGACCATCGGGGCCGAAGCGCCGTTGACAGTGCCGGTTGCGCCAAGGTCGATGACGTTCGTGGATGCCGTGGTGGCGGTGATTGCCTGCCCATCGCTGAACAGGAGTGCGCGCGAGAAAATCATTGTCCTTCTTCCTTTATTAGGATATCGATGAGTGCGTAGGTCTCACAAGAGGGCATTATGAAGAAATCCGACTGTACGCCCGAAGAATGGGCAAAGTATCTGGAGTATTGCAAAGCTTACTACCAAAAGAACAAGGCTGCAATTCGCGATAAGAAGATCGAGTATCACAATCGCCCTGAGGTTAAGGAGAGAGTCGATGCGTACAGGCAGCGGCCTGAAGTAAAAGAACGTTTGGCCGCTGGGGCTAGGGAGAAGCGGGCGGCTAAACCCGGCAACTCCCGCAAGGCCGCTTTTATGAAGCGTAACGACCCTGCTGGGTGGGAAGAGTACCTTGACCAACAGCGAGAGCGCCGCTCCGGTATCAACAACAAACTGCTCAAGGAGCTTGCAGATTTTCAAGACAATATTTGCCCTATATGCAAGCGCGCATTCACAGATGATCTTAAACCGGTTGGCGACCACTGTCATGACAGCAAGATGCCCCGTGGAGCGTTGTGCCAGCCATGCAATACCCTAGAAGGGCGGATCAAGAAACTTGGCATTACTCCCACCGAATTAGCCTCCAGATTAGACGAATACTACAGTAACCCTCCTGCTAGTCGCTTCAACCCACCAATTGCTCCGAGTTGATTAATGCGTCAACCTCACGAATCGGAATGTTCCGATACACAAGGATCTCCTGCCCGGCGACTTCATCAGGACGAAGCTGAACCTTATCCGCGTTGGTCGTAGCAGCATCCAGAGCCTGCAAGAACACCCGGTTTGCGTAGATGACCGTCTTGCCCATCGACACCATGCCGCCGTTCTGGATCTTGCCGTTACGACGACCCTGAAGCGCCCAATAGGCCTTCGAGAGCAGCGCGTAGGGATCGACCGTGCCAGCGAGCAGGTTGGAAACGTCGATGTTCGCGATACGGGCGTTAAAGCGCCAGTCGCCAACCGAGACGCCGACATGCTGGCGAAACTCTTCTTCCTTGCCGTAGTACGCATTGCCGATATCGTCGGTAACGCGCTGCTCGCCCTTGTCCTTGCGCGAGACGCCGCCCATCGTGCCCTCAGGGTAGATAAGACGCGTCTGGTTTGCGCCGTGGGTGACGAACCACACCGACATGTTGTCCGAGCCAGTGCCGCCGCCATTGATGACCTGCGAGTTGGCGAGCGTGTTGTAACGCGCACCCAGACCCTTGAAACGCTCCGGCGTGGTTGCCGTGTCGCTGTAGAAGAAGTTGGTCTGGACTTCCTGCGCGATCGACTCAAGGAACGGCTGCGCTTCCGACATGCGGACTGCACCGGGGTTCTTCGAGATTTCGAGCAGGCGGTTATCGACGAACGACAGGCCCTCAACAAAGCCGGTCGTGTCTTCAACCTGCTGCGTGGTGGACTTGCTCTGCGGAATGCCCTGATAGAGCTTGCCCCACGTGACAGGCGGCAGGCCGGTGCGCGTGGTGGTCAGGTGCTTGGTGCCCTGGTTGCATTCGACCGTATAGGCGTCCTGCATGAGCGGGTTGATGGTGTTAAGCGCCTCGATAACCGGTGCAAGGGCACGGGTGCTGTCGGTACGCTTGGCGAGGTCGATTAGATCAAGATACGAATTGCCGATAGTTGCCACTCTGGCCTCCTAATCAGTCGTTGGGGTAAAGCATCTTGACGGGATCGGTCGACGGAGCCGGTCGATTCGACAAGGTGCCCGGTTTGATCGTGACCGGCGGAAGCTGCCGCGTTGGCTTGAACTGGCCATTGGGATTGCGCCTTGCAGCGTCCTTAGCGGCCTTGTGTTCGCGCCACAGCTTGGCGTCCTGCTGGTCGTCATAGATAGTGCGAAGGGCCTTCAGCTCGTCCGCCGTAGCGTGATCGATCTGCGACCTATCCAGCCCAATCTTGTCAGCCGCCTCGAAAGCCTTATCGAAAAACCCGGTGCGGGTTTCCTCGTTCTGGATCTCGGGGATAGCCATCAAGGCCCGGTCGCGCGCATCTACGAATGCCTGATCGACAGTGCTGGATGCCTCGCCACCGATTGACTCCACTTCCTGCATGAACTGCGAGAGTTCAGCCTGTGCAGCGTCGTAATGGGCTTTTTGCGCCACATAGGAGGCTGGGTCGGTTGCCGCCAAGCGGGGGTCAGGCGCATCGGGAAGCTTGATGCTTTCCACAACGGCCCGCAACTGCTGGCTATAAACCGCCTTCGCCTGGGCATCGGCCATTGCTGCGCGGCTTTCGGCTTCGCGCTGGGCGTTAGCTGCCTTGGTGGTGGCTGCGGTAACTTGACTGTTTCGACGGGCTTCTACGTCAGCAAGGAGGCGCTGGGCTTTGGGGTCAAGCTGCGCAAACTGCGTTTTCTCGTCCGCATTAAGACTGGCAGGGGCTTCGATGACCTCGGCGGGTTCGTCGTCCTCGTTCGTCTGCTGTTCGCCGGGTTCTTCGTCCTCGCTTACGTCAGCGGGCTTGTCATCCGGGTACATGTTGAACTCAACGGTATCATCCGATGAATTGTCTAAATTGTCAACAGCGGGTTCATTATTAGTATCGGGTGCGTCCGCTGCCAGTTCGACAGGTTCGCCTCCGACTGCCGCATCATCTGCGAGCTGGGTCATCTGGCTTTTCCTATTGTAGTGCTCATAAGAGCCGTGGGTGTTCGCCTTGCCATGGCAAGGAAGCTCCCCTCCGCAGATTGCACGGAGGGCACGCCAAAACCAGATTGGAGATGGCATGTGCGCCGCCCATAGAGAGCGGAATTCTGTGATCTATGTGGTAGTCAGTGAGTGTCTTGGTGCACCACCAGCAGGTGTTTTTCTGCGCCACCTTCAGCTTATCAATAGCTTCCGGTAAAACGGAGCCATCCTCCGTCTGGAGACGGCGGGCTCTACGCTTTTGTTCGCTTAGCCTTTTGCTAAGCAGAGACTTTTCCCTATTAGCCTCGCGCCACCTGTAGCTTGCGTTACGCGATATTGATGGGTCAGCCTTGCGCGACTTGATGCCCGTCTGACGGGCGGACTCACGATTCTTCTCTGGGTTCTTTAACTTCCAAGCCCTGTTGGCTTCGTATTTAGTCATACAGCCCAGCTTCACCTCAGAGGCGCACCCTTTCAGGGCACATAAGGAAATTACACCAATGTTTGGGAATCTGCAACGGGTATTCGGCGGGCAAAGAAAAACCCGCCGGAGCGGGTTAGGTAGTTTCTAGGAATTGTGACCCGTTGGCTAACGCTTCTTGAGATGTCCGCGCTCATAGGCTTGAAATAAAGAACCCAGAGCGTTTCCAACGCTGCCCATATGTCCGCGATAGAGGTGACGAAACTCAGGCCGTATTAGGCGCAAATCCCCTGAGAATGCTTCGCGCTTAAGTTTTCTGATGAAATTACGAATACATTCTCTCATCTCACTTCTCCCTAAAATCACGCCCCCCGAGGCAACCGCCGCCAAATCTTAGCATTCAACGCCAATCTCTGGCGCTCCTTGCTATCGTCGGCGTCGGCTACGGTGTCGCGGGGGGCTTTTTGTGCTGCTAGTAGGCGCTGGTAGCATTCCTCGGCGTAGTTCACAGCCCCAAGATCCGCCGACGCTCAGGCGAAAGCTTCTCGATCTGCCGCGTGTGCTTGTCATGCGCCTCAGCGATGTTGCCGCCAGCAATGACAGCGGCGATGTGCGCCCGAACGCCCTTGGACACCTCCATAGCACGCGACAGGGCCTTGATCTTATCCGTAGACCAGGGCTCGGTCGCGGCAACTTGCGCAAGCTGCTGTAGATACGCCGCGTCCACCTCATCAAACGCAGGTGCAAGCACCTTCATGGCGTTGGCTGCGGCTTGCGGGTCGGGGATGGCTATGGTCATGCTGATAGGTCTTCTGCGTATTGAGCAATGGCGGCACGAACGATGGCAACGATCTCCTCTGGGTCGGACATTGCGTCCAGCGTGGTCATGCCGTCGAAGCAATTATCTTTTCCCGCTTGATACAGGGCCTCAACAACTGGATCCGCAAAAGTCGTGCGCTCCCATGACATAGGGTCAACATCACCCCTCACGATTGCAGCTTTAAAATGTTCAATTAAACTAGCCATCTCACCATCTCCCTGTCTCAATCGTCGTTACGGCCAGCCGTACTAAGCCCCATAACATAATCAACCAGCTTATCGGCTTCGGTGAACAGATCCGCGAGCGATACGCCCATCTCAACCGCCGTAGCGACTGCCCACTGGCGGAGTTGCATTTCTTCGGTCATCATCTCGGTTCTCCTTATCCTGGTAACACTCACACCTAGGCGAACTATCACCCCCTCTCAGGTTAGAGGCCGTGGATGGATAGTCCGCCTATTGGGTGGGGTTGTCAAGGGTTGCTAGGCGTCGAGTGCGCCGCCTTCACGGTTTACACCAAGGTCATTGTCATCGCTGGAACCGGCGAACGAGGCAGCATAAGCCTTGACGTCCGCCTCCTTGTCGATCCGATAACGTGCAATCGCCACCTCGGCTTCAGCCTTGTCATAGGCCAGATCGCTTTCAAGCTGTGCAGCCTCGCGCTTCTGGTCCATTTCCAGCCGGTGACGTTCGCGCATGGCATCAATCGTTGCCGCAGCCTCGTCACGCTTCAACTGCACCGCAGCGTCGGCGGATTCCTTCTGCATCGCTAGTTTCTGCTGCTCAATCGCAACCTTGCCCTCAGCCTCGATCGTGGCCGGATCCTTCTGCTCCCCCTGCGCCTCAACACCAGACTGCGCCGGGTCATTCACATACATATTCGGATCGCCCAACGCGCTGTCGGTGATGATCCCCGCCATGCTGTTGTAGATCTTGTCATCATCCACCAGCGGCGAACCGGCCATCTTGGCTTCCTTCTGCTGCTCCAGCACGAACATACGCGCCTGCAAGCGAGCGTCCTTGCGCCCCGTGCCCAGCCCAACGCGAATGGTCATGTCCATCTCAGACTCGAACGACGACGCATCGATCTGCTTGAACTCGCCACCAGTGCGGATAGGCTCGATCGCCCCGTAACGCTTCATCAGCCGCAGCTTCTTCTCGAACAGTTCCGCCAACGCCTCGGCATAGTTGCGCGCGACGTATTCCTCCCACTGCGCGCCCTGCTCGACCTGGATCTTGTAGCCGGTGGCAGTCGAGTTCAACGTATCACTGTTAAGCCCTTGATTATGCCGGGTAACTCCGGTCCTAGATTCACGCTCACCTGTCATAAACTCCAGTGCGGTAAACGCATGCGGCGCCGCAAACGGCTGCGTCATGAACTGCACGGAGTTAGGCCCACGCCCACGGATAGGCGAACCCGGCACGATCGACAGCACGTCGTCAATCGTGTTCTCGTCACACTGCGACATGTCGATGTAAGGGCGTGGCGCGTTGGCGAAATACAGCGCGTCCATAGCCTGACGCAGCAGCACGGACCGCACCCGCTGAATGTCCATGGTCTTGTCAGCAAGCGACTGCCCGACGATGCGGTGATGCATCGGGAACGGGCACCAGATGACGAACGGCTGTTCCTCGACCTCTTGAATGGACAGCACGGTATTGCCGACGCGATGCACACAAATCAGCGTGTCGCTGCCGTCGCCCATGTCCCAGCGCGTGTACTCTTCCTTGCGCCACACCTGCCGGTTGATGCCTTGGCCATAGGACGTCTCGCTGTCCTTGCGCTCCCGGCCCTCGTCACGTGCATCCGACAGGCTCTGCGTGTCGTTGCTATCGTCCCACAGCACCTCCGCTTCGGCCTGCGTGATGCCGTGGTCCTTCATCAACGCCGACAGCGTGCAACGGGTACGATGCTGGATATACGCGGCATCGTCCAGCTCGCGCGCTTCGGGAGAGAAACGGAATTCCTCGTTGGGGACTGCTTCGTCGCGGTACTTGGTCTTGCCCTGTACGCGGCGACGGACGGCGTAAAGCTGGTCCGGCATCCCGTCCAGCCCCATGAATTCGGTGTCAGGAATCGGCTCAGACGCAACGATCGTTTCATCGGCGTCCACCTCTGCCCCCGTGGCCTCACCCTCGACCATCTCAAACGTAGGCTCGGCCCACGTCTTGAACACGCCGGTCTTCTCCAGCAGCCCCGCCTTCAGGCAATCATGCGCGATACGATACCCCGACTGCGCCCGCATGAACTGCCACGCCACAAGCGCCGTTGCGTCCTGTGCGCGGTCCTGAGCACGCTTGGAAGCCTCCTGCACCGAACGACGCCAAGCCTCGGGATCCTGCTCCGGCGTCTGCTCGGGCAGATCCATCATCTCCCGCGCCTCGAACTCAACCACCTTGTCCGACACCACCGTCCGCATGATCGCAACCGTCATGGCGTCCACCACTTCGGCCACGTCGCGCGTCACAAGCTGCGAACGTCCGTCCATCTCATCACCGAACGGGCGCCCGTGGTAGAAGTCCAGCGCGATCTTGCGGTCCTCGTTCAGCGATGCGTCGTGAGACCGTGATTCCTCGCTCTGGAGGTAGGACAGCAGGCCGTCTGGGATGGTGGTGGGGTCGATCATGGGCGTCAGGCTCCGGGGGCGTTACTGTCCGTTTAGCATAAAGATGGCGAGCCATCTACTTGGGGTTTACAGCAAACCTAGCTCACGCAGCCTAGCCAAACCCACACCACAGGGCTCTTGTCGTATTTCTTCCCACACTTCTGGATTTTCCCGTTTGATTCTATCAAGCCCCGTAACAACTGGCTTTACCCCACGAGGCCAACCCACAACATATCTCTTGCCAAAAATAGCATCCAATATTCTACCCATCTCAAACAACTCCCCTTCTCAAACGCGAAAGATCCATAGGCGCGGTCTTGCGTGGTTCTTCGTAGGCGACACAGCCCGTGCCCCATGCGTCGGCAGAATGTGACGAAAAGTCGTGCTCAGGCCCTAACCCAATCCCCCTCTTGTCATCCCGCTTCTCATGATACCAGCCCAGCGCCTTTAACCCGGCGTCACACTTTACCTCATCGAACCGCATACGACTGAACAACACGCGCCCACGCTCAACACGCTGCATGGCGGCGCCCTTGCCCTGATTAGGCACCACCTCCACCGGATAGCCCGCATCCTCGAACGCGCGACGGTAAGAGGTGTCTATGACCTTCTCCTGCGTGTCGCCGTCGTGAGGTAGCCAGATCTTGCAGCGGTCCTCTGTGTAGCCCTGTGAGCGCATCCAGGCGAGGTGCGCACCGATAGGCTGACCTTGGCTTTCGTAGTGGTTGATCCAGCGTATTTCCGTGCCCACGAACTGCGCTGCCCAAAACACGAAGTTATCCGCCTTGGCACCCGTGCCGCCGATGTCTGCGAACAGGCGAATGATGAGGTTGGGGTCTTCGGCTACCATGCCGATACGGCCTTCCTGCCTAGCTTTCAGGAGATGAGGCGCGAAATAGGCCCCTTCCTGCGCCTGCACGAAACCGCCTTCCCAGATATGCTCATAGCTCTCTGGTCGGTTCTCTAGATCGCTTAGGCGCTCCTTGTTCAGCACCTCTGGGAAGAACGGGTTGTCCTTCCAGTTGATCTCGACAGACTTGCAATCATGCGGCGGCTTCTCGCGGAAACGCTTATGCGTCGCGCTAATCTCGCGCTCGGGATTGTAAGTAATCCAAATCTCTGAGTCATGCTCACGGACGGACGGGATAGCAATACGCCAAGCACGCTCCGAAACGGGCTCGGCCTCGTCCACCCATAGGATCTTGATCTTGGCTTTCGACTTAATGCTCTCGATGTTACGATCCAGGCCGCTGAACTTGTATTCGATGCAGCCGTTCTTGGTGCGAATGTACTTTTCGCCAATATCGAAAGCAGCATCCAGCCACGGCTCTGAACGAATAGCGGCTTTGATTTCAGCCATAGACGAATCGTCTAGGCTGTTCATGAATTCGCGCGCACATACTATTACGCCACGCTCACCAGCCTCGCTCCACATGAACGCGCGGACCGCTGTCATCTTGGCAAAGCTGACGGTCTTGGAACTGCCGCGCCCACCATATGCCACACGATAGCGCGCGGGGCCGCTGAATAGCGGAATTAGCTTAGGTGGCAAGATGACTTGGGCAGTTGTCATCTTCAGTCGTTATTAATCGGCTGGGCCACCAACTCAATCCGCGTGACCTGAACCGGACCGCCATCTTCACCAGTGATCTCGACTGCTTGCGCCGGACGCCCGAAACCTCGATCAAGTATTTCCTTGGCCGCTGCCAATGCTGTATCTGGATTGCTAAGAGCATCCACCAGCACCCGCAATGCTTCCGGCGAATGCTCGCGAGCTGCCTCAGACAACGTGCGACCATCGGGCATTACTGCCTTTGGTCGCCCGCCTGGGTTGCCTGATTGTCCTTTAACGAACGCCATAACACCTCAATGTTGAGAACAAGATCACTTAACCCCAAACGCCCGAAGCATCAAGTGGGCGGTAACGCCTGTTGAAATACACAAGGTTCTTTACGCCGAACCAGATCAACAAGACGCCCATGCCTACCACGGCCGAATCCCCTCATGACAGCCACCACGCCCGCAAGTGACGCGATCCTTGGCGATGGCGGGGGTGCCGCACAGCAGGAGCACGCCGATGAATAGAACACGCTTGAGCATCACTTGCCCTCCTTTTCGAGTTGGCGACCGCGCTTGATGGCCTTTAGAACGGCGTCATCAAGTTGTTTGCACATGTTCTCACGGTTGGTCCATGTCCAGATTATGTCTGCGCAGATCCGATTGGCTTCCACCAAATCCCCATACACCGGCTCCAAAGCGGCAACGATTGCGCGGGCTTCGGCGTAATCAGCACCACGGCGCTCATGATGCTCGCTCGCCATCGCCATCACCAAAGCCCGCATCCTCTCCGCCAACTCAGGCGCCACAGCCCGCTCATCTGGGGTGGGGGTAGTGTAGTGGGGGTGGTTGGCGGGGAGACGGATGGCGCGAATATATGGCCAGTAAGTGGCATCGGCGCGAACGGGGGTATTTCCCTGCCATAGCCCCCTGGTGGCGTAGTGATCGCGAATGGGCACGATTTCATGATCCTTTAACCACTCAGGAATAACCCCATCAACTTTAATCTCAGGTCCGAATTCCATCTCAAATCTCCCTAACAGCGGGAGAGGTGACCAAGACCGCTGCCACGAATTCCACCAACAGGTCGACGGCTGCGCGCTGTTCCTCGCTAAATTCGTAATCGCCAAAATACTTGTATTCGGTCTTGTCGATCGCGGCTTCCAGCTTGAGCCGGAGTTCCGTGCTAATTTCCAAGTTTGCTGCGTCAACATCCATCTCAAATCTCCCTATTGCGTTCGTACACCCAACAACGGTATATGTCCAGCGTCGCGATGTTTCATCTCCATCGACGGCGCCAATGATCCGGGTTGAGCGGCTTCTCCCTAAGCTGACGCTCCCCGGATTTTTTGTGTGTCCCGACGTTTAGCAGCGTACATCCGGTCACAAGTCCTGCAAGCCATTTGGCCAGTAGGCTTTACGCGATCAAAAACGTGACCTCTAAAGCAATATGTTTTTTCTGGATCATGCCCTGCTGGGTCAACCGGCCAAGCATCCGATCCCATCCTACGCCGCAACAGTCCATCCATACCCTTGTGCGACATACCCACCGACCGCGCTGCTTCGTCCCTGTTGGCCCCCATGCGAGATAGCGCGAGGAGCTGTGCGTATCGGTCGTTGGCGGCTTGGGTGTGGGTCATGGCAAAGGCTTGGGAATACCAACACCCTCGTAACGATCGAACTTACGCAGCCACTCAGCCAGATCCTTGTTGGATCGCGTGGCCTTCACCCGCAGCGTGTCAAGCTTACCATCCTGCCCGTATATGGTCAGAGGTATAGTTTCCTTCGTGCTCATCTCACATCTCCATTCATGAACATACGGGCGGGTTGGGGGCCTAGATATACCGCTAGGCCGGTTTTAAGCCCCGCTGAGTAGGGTTGCGGGCATTCTAGGTAGTCGCGGAACCCTCTAGGGCCTTCTGAGCAATCTCAATCGCCCATTCTGGGTTGTCCGCAATCCATCCAGGATGACACTCGGCAATCTCGGTGAGCGCTTCCGTCATCCGCGCCATTCTCTCCTTCACCGCCAGCCGATGCTTGGCCGTGCGCTGCGTGGTTGTCTGGGCGGTCATGCGTAGTCTCCCCACTGTGCTGCCATTGCGTCCGCAATCCCTTGGTACGTCCTAGACCGCTCCTTCCACCGGTTTGGCCCCGGTGGCATCTTGTGAATGCGATCCGAACGCCCCTCAACAATATCCGTAGGAGCCAGCTTGGGCAGGTTCTTCAGCCACAGACACGTCGCCTTGGTCTCGCCATGCCCGAACTGCCATGGCTGGATGATCTGGTCTGGCTTGCGGATCTTGCTGCTGATGACCGAGACGGGGTTTTCGAGGGCAATGCGCGGGATGGGTGCGTCCATCAAAGCCTGTACAAAATCCAGTGCCCGCTGTTGACGCCCGTCTGCAATCTTCTCTGCGAAGTGACGGGCACCGCTGACGGCAAGATCAGTGCAGGGGGGATGAGCTATCAGCAAATCCCAGCCCCAGCGCGGGCTTCCAGCATATCCCAGCACGTCACCCTGAAAATGCCACCTAGGATCACCCTCAGTCGGCAACAGGTCACACGACCAAGCATCATGCCCCCGAGCGCGAAACGCATCCCGCACCGTGGCGGAATACTCGCATGCTACCAAGACCCTCATGGGTTCTTCACCATATCATCGAGCATTCTAGTTATTTCCCGCGCTACCCTCAATGGCCTTTGCCTAATATCGCTTTTGTCAAAAAAGCATTGCTCGGCAAGCTTTACAATTTCATCGTCCCAGCCTCCGGAACCTTCCACAAAGGACATTCCGACTGAATTGGCGATAGCAAGGCAACCTTCAGCCGCCTCACTATGCTCTTGGCTAACGTTCCAGTTTCTCTTGATCACGCGATCACCTCACGACCCTGAGCAACCAGCTTGGCGCGAAACGCATTGGCCTTCTCGGGGGTAGCAAACGAATATTCGTCGTTCCGGCCATCAAGGCCCACGAACCGGACGTTAAGCCCGAGCCCAGCAGCCTCACGCTTTGCCTTAACCCGTGCTGCCATTGCGTTCATCATGTCGGTGGTCATCTCGCATCTCCCTAGTTGATGCCCCCTTCTATAAACGTTGCGAACGTTCGTCAACGCCTATTTCCCCCCCCCCATTTTTCTCACCCGCGATGGAGGCGGAGGTATCCGGCTGCGTGGTCCGGGTTGATTTGGTATTT